TCATCATGTTAGGGTATTCTTTGATAGGCTTGCTATTTCCCATTTTGGCACACTCATCAAGGGCTTTGGCTAGCTTTTTGCAGTCCATATTAACACCTGCCTCCACTAGCTTTTTTATTTTTTCTCCTTGACCATTTGATAAGTCCCAAACTCGACTAGAAAGCTTGAATTCTTTTTCTCTATAAAGACGCTGTTTTTCCATTCTATGCCTTGCTAACTCTTCGCTTTTTTTAGATACGTCTAATTGTATTTTTTTGACAATAACGTCTTTATCTTTTGTTGTAGGACGGCTCGCCTCACCTATGAGGTGCATTTCACCGTTAAGTTTTTTTTGACTAGATAATTCTTCGTCAACTTTAAGGCGAGCACTCACCGATAAGGCTATGCTAGCTCCACGTTTCAAACTCTCATATATGATGAAATTAAGGCGTTCATCTAAGTTCTTTTTAGCTTCTTCTATCAGCTTTTTAAGCTCTGCATTTATACCTTTGAATTCGCCTTTTTGATTTGCTATGTAATCAGTTATGGGGCTTGTCGTTTCAAGGTACGCATTTTTTATTTGTTTATATTGCGTGTAGCTTAGCATTCTCAACATTTCTAATGAGTCATGTACATATGGTTTTATTGGGTCATTATAGCTTTTATAATTTGAATAGCTCATGCGTTGTTATTAGCAAAATCAGAAAAACCAGCATTCTTTAACTGCTCCCCTTCGGCTTCTAGTTGATTTTTTTCTCTTATGTATTCAATCGCTTTTTCATGCTCTGTTTTGTATTCTTCGGGGATTGTTATGAATTGTTTTAAGGCATTAAAGGCAGTTTCGGGAGAGATGAGTGTTGCGTCCAATGCTTTTAATATGCTTTCCGTTGCACTATGGAGTGCATTCATTAAAGCTACATCATCTTTTGCCTCTAGCTCTTCCCATTCAATAAAAAAGTTAGTATCTTCAGCTTTTGGCAATTCATCTTTTAATAGATGGGAAGTCAAAATATAAACATTGATTAGCCAGTTATAAAATTGAGTGTATTCACCCCTTCTATCTTCAATCTTTTTTATCCACACAGGGCTTTGTTCTTTCACGCTTGCGTTTGTGGTGTTTAATGCCGTGCCATAAAGGTATTCGGGCATTGTCATTTCTACAATAATCCAATGAATGAGGTTTAGAACGTCGATAGCACTTTTTATATTGTCTCCTTGATTCACAAAGGCGATGTCTTCATTCTCTCCAGTCAAGATTGCCGCTTTGAATTGTGTTACGTCTGGCTTTAGTTCTCCTTTTGAAATGGCTTCGTAGTCTTTTTCTTTTATGCCTAGATTGTTTTGTAAAAATGCTTTTGCACTTTTTAAGTGTAGTTTTATTTTCGGGTCCAAGATTTGATTTAAATGTTTTTCAACTAGCCGAAATGTTGAATTGTATTTTTTCATAAATGGTAAAACGTTTGCAATTTCGGGTATTCCTTCTGCAAGAAATGAAAGTTGATTGTTGTAAAAAGCAAAAACTGGAACAAAGTTTATTAAAGTGTTGATTGTAGTTTTTTTCTCTTTGTATTGTGGTGGCAAGTCCCCTATAATTTCTAATTCTTCGGTGAAAGGGGTGAGCGTTATTCTTATGCGAGCTTTTTTTGTTTCAAATTCTCTTTTTGTGTTATCGTCAATATCTTCTTTTTGTTGAAGAAAAAAAACTTCCTTCTTTTTTTCTTCTTGCCATGTTTCAATACTTTCAAAAACCACTTTTTCAAAAGTACCATTACTTTTTAATCGGCTTTTATTACGCTCAAAAGTTTCTCTAGGCATTAGTTTTATAGCTAGTTGCATTTTGCCAAAGGCGTTTTTTTCGAGCCTGCACCATATATATACTACGCCGTCAATCATTGCTTGCTTATAGATTTTGATTAAGATTGATTTGTTTTTTGCAATAAAGCTGTTTAGCTCTTTGTTGATGTCCCCTTCGCCCCCTTGTATTATTGGAACGCCAATAAAGCTAGAAAGTGTGTCAATGTAGGTTTTGCTTGCATAGTTTCCCAACACATAGTCATAATAGGTTGACTCTTTTGTTGGCACGGAGGCGTATAAGCTCCTACTTAATACATAGTCAATTTCACCCGATTTTGTTTCAAGTGTTTTAGCTTCGCTTTTTTCTATAAAGATGTTTGGATAGCTTTCTGTTTTTTTGAAAAATGAAAATATTCCCATAATTAAAAATATTATATATGCTTTTTTCTCTTTTTGTAAATAAAGACTTGAATATTTTTTAAAATTATGTATAATATCAATTAAGCACTTATGGAAGACGTTTCTCCTTCTAAATGATTTGGGGGCTTGAGGTTTGCTTCTCTACCTCAAGCCTTTTTTTTATTCAAGATTTTTTCATCATCTTGAATAGATAATCTTTAACTATAATCAAAAGTATTTATTAGCCTGCCTTTCTAGCCTCTTCTATCATTTCGGCGATTAGCTCTTTTAAGTTCAAAGCACTTTCTGCGTTGATGTTGATGTCTCGCACGTTAAGTGTTGCATTCTGTACTGTGATTTGTGCTTGATGTATTTCTTTTAAGTCTATCATTGCACTTTTAAAATTATCTGCCATGCTTGCAAAGTTTTTTCTAAACTCTTCAGCGAAGTAATCACGGTCTGCACCACTTAATTGTTGGATAATAGTACCCTTATGTTCACTTTTTACATCAACGCCCCCCTCTAATGCTTTTGTGATTTTGGCTAGAGGGGCGAGCTTTCCTTCAAGACCATCAAAAATATTTTGTAAATCATTAATGCTTTTATCAATTTCTCCAGAAGTGATTTTTCCATCTGCCATTATACTTTCTATAATTGCATCTATTTTTGTTTTGATTTGTGCATTGGTTATAGCAGAGCTTATTATTGCTTTTTTCATTTCGTTTGCAAATGCTTTTTTAAAACTTGCCCAATCAGCATTATAGGCGGCTTCTCCTAAGCTCGTACTCAAAGCTTCTTTAATAGCCCCTTTTAGACCTAGCCATGCTTTCTGATGTGCTTCTAATTCTGATGGAACTCCCCCTAATTCTCCAAAGACTTTTTTTGCGTAATTATCTAGATCTTTTGTTATTTCTTTTCCTTCTTTCATTATCTTATTTAGTATTTTTTCTTTTTGACTAAAACTTGCATTTTCTAACTCCATAAAAAGAGGTTTTAATCTTGACAATATTATACTTTGTTGAAGTTTTGCCCACATTGCTTCCCTTATTTTTTCTCTCATTGCAAGACGCAAGCTTTCAAAATCTTTATTTTTAACTGCATCAACAAAAGCATTTTCAAGTCCTTGTAAGTAGTTATGAAAACCGTTTAATTCTTTTATGTCAATTCCATTCTTTTTTAAGTTTGCCTCTATGCTTTTTTTATAAATGCCTTTTAGCTTTTCTTCTAAAACTGTATCTCCCGCCTCATGGGCTTTTCTTATTTTTTCTGCTAATTCATTTATAGTAAGATTATATTCATAATTATATTTTTCCCAACCTACAAATACTTTGCTACCCAAACCAAAAAACCATCCCTCTTTTATAGCTCTTATGTCGCTTCGAGTTTCACTAAACAAAGAGCTTGAGTTTCCCATATTTTTAAGCACGTCATTAATTTTGTTTTGTTGCAATTTGTCGGTCATTTCATTCATCATTTTATTGTAATTGATAAAACCTTGTTTAACTGCGTTTGTTTGTTTTGCTATGCGTTCTGCCGTGTCCCCAGCTCTCTTATTCGCTTCGTCTTTGCTTCGCTTTTCTTCTTCTTCACGATGGCGAGCCCTCTCTGCTTCAATTTTGTTTACCCTGCCCTCAATGAAATTACTAAACTTACTAATAAGAGAAAAGCCCAGTTGTACTGCCCCTATTATTGACTTTGTCATTGGGTCAGGGATCATGTCGGCTAATTGACTACCTATCCTACTCACTAAATCTAAACCTTCACTAAGGGATATTTTACCCTTTTCTATCGCCCCTAAGATTATGTCTGTTACATTATTACCAACTGATAAAATTGTTTTTGAAAGCTCAGCTCCTACAGTTATTGTGCTTTTAAGAGCCACGTCATTAATCTTTTTGATTTTAGCCTCTGCTGTTTTTTCGTCTATGTTGCCTGCCGATAGTGCATTGTTTATTGCTTTAATAGTAGCTTCTTTTTGGTTTTCTATAAACTTTAATCTTGCAACAAAACTATTAGTATCTTTTTGTTCAAGCGTAGATATTTTATTGTCAATATCGTCAATCAAGACATAATCTTTGCCTAGTTCAGCACTCAAAGACTTAGCTTTATCTTGCAAACCTTTCATAGATTTTTGATAGAAGTCGATAGTTTCAATGTCTCCTTCGGAAGCGTCGCTTTTAGCTTTTAGCTCGGTTATTCTTTCTTGCAAATCTTTTATTTTGTATATTGTATCTTCTAGCTCTTCTTTTTTCTTATCATGCTCTTGATTAATGGCTTCTAAAAAAGAAATAGCTTTGTCTTCTTCTTTTGGTTTTTCTTTTTCTTTAGTTTTAGTAATTCCTTTTTCTTTAGCTTGCAACGCTTCTAATTCATCTAAACGCTTATGTAAAACCTTAATATAAGGGTCAGCACTTGTAAACGCTTCCCCTTCTTTGATATTTGATACGTCCATGTCTATTAATTTTTTAAGGTCAGCCCTTAATAGCTTTTCTTCTTCTTGCAAAAGGTTTATTTGTAATCTTTTATCTTTTTGGTCTTTTTTTAATTTTTTAAGAGTGGCAAGTCTTTGTTTTTCATATGCGTCTGTTATTTCTTTTTTTGTTTGTTTAGGAGCTTCTATCTTTGGCTCTTCTTTTATTTTAGGTGGGTCAATTTTTGAATCTAATTCTGCTAATTCATTAAACAGCTTTTTGACTTCCACATCTACCTTAAATATTTCGTTTTTTCTAGCTAATAAATCGTTGCTTTTATTCATGTAACTAGCAAATTCTTTTTCATATTTTTCTATACGTTGCTCTCTATTTAATGACAAACTTACGGCATTGTTGCCTCTTCCGACTATCTCTTCATTTCCATAATATTTAGACAAAACTTTATCAACGTCAGCTTCTTTAGATAGCTTATTAATTTCTTCTATCATTGCCTTCATTTGTTTTGTAGAGTCTTTTGCCTTAAAGTTTTCTTCTTCTATGTCTAATTGTTCTTTTTTTGCTTTGTACATTCCTTGTACTGCTAAAGCATTAGTATATCTTTGTTGAGTTAATTCTCTAGCTTGCATGTTTAACATTCTTTCTTCTTGTAAATATTTTTCATTTGCTAGTTTTATTTTATCAATATTTTCAATATATGCGTCCCCTGTTTTCCCAACGTTGGTTACAACATCGGGGACTAGATTTTGTAAATCTTTCAACGTTTGGTTGTATGCTTCTTGTTCTTCTTTTGTCTTATTAGTTTTGTCTTTTAGTGTTTCATATTGACTTAAAAGTCCTTGAATGTTGCGTCCTTTCTCTCCTGCTTCTTGAGCTTTTTTATACATTTCTTTTATGTCTTCTACGCCCTTTGTTGCTTCTTGCAATAACATTTCTTGATTTTTTTTATGCTGTTGATATACTGAATAAGCAATGCTAGCTAAAGCTGTCACAACTGCCCCACCGATAAAAATAGGATTATGCAACATTGAAGTATTAAGTACATCAAAAGATCCTTTAATCTTTTTGATGAGTGCGGGCATTGTCAAAAATGGAACAATTGCAGTGCTTGCAGAAAGCATTGTTGTAATAAATGTTTGTATTCCAATAGGTAATCCGTTGACACTTTTTAGCACTTCTGCAAAACCTTTAGCCAGCACATTTAAGGCAGGTTCTAGTATGCTTCCTGTCGTGATTTGTACGGCTTCCATAGCACTCATAAGCTCTGCTTTTGTGTTTGCAAAAGAGGCATTTTGTATTTCTTGCATTTCAGCAGCTGCACCCTCGCTAGACTTTAGTAAGCCTTCCATTGTGGATATAGCGTCCCCACCTTCTTCGATGAGTTTTGCCATAGCTCCACCTGCAGTCTCTCCAAAAATTGCTATGCTTTCCGTAACACCTATGTTTTTTTCTTTGAGTGTGTTTATTATATCCGCAAAATTGCGAGTCTGAGGATTGACATCATTATAAGACAAACCTAACTCCTGCAACTTATCTTTTAGCTCATTTGTTCCACTAGCTAATTTTTGAAATGCTTGTTTTAAGTATGTGCCTGCCTGCTCTCCACCATAGCCTGTATTATAAAGTTTCATAAGAGCCGCGGTTGTGGTTTCTAGGCTAATACCTAAACCAGAGGCTACGGGACCTACATACTTCATTGAATAAGAAAGCTTTGTCATGTTTGCTTGACTTTTCGATATTGCTTTTGCATAAACGTCGGCTATGTGGCTTGCCTTGCTTGCTTCTAAATTGAATTGTGAAAGCGTGGAGGCTATTGTCTCAGAGGTGTAAGCTAAGTCAGAGCCTGTAGCTCCTGCTAAACGCAAGACACCTTGTAGCGAGTTGATAGCTTCGCTTGCAGACTGCCCCGCACTTCCCAAAGAGTACAAAGCTTGGCTCGCTTGGCTTGCACTAAAGCGAGTAGTTTCTCCCATCTTCTTCGCTGTCTCTTCCAAAAGTTGCATATCACTAGAAGACGCTCCCATGACAGAAAATGTGTTTTGCATTGATTGCTGAAAATTAGTAAAAGTATCGATAGAAGCAGAGGCAAAGGCTTTTAAGGGAGCCATTATTGCACTTTCAATCTGCAATCCTAAAACCTCTTTTATGGGGTTGCTTTTTTCTCTAATTTGCTTATTTAAATCGTCTATGCTTTTTAGAATTTCTGCTTTGTTTTTCTCAATTTCATCTAGGCGGATTTTCATTGCCTCTGTCATCTTCCCGCCAGCTTCTTTGAGTATCTTATCTCCTTCATCACGAAGGTTACCCAACTCCTTAATCGCCTTTCTTTTGCTAACTTCGAGGCTAGTGATATCCATACTCAATTCTGCGTAGATGTTACCAATATTATAATCTGACATTTCCTTTTACCTCATTTCTTTTATATTGTATAAATTGGCAATTTATACAATATAAAAACCGTCCGTCCAACCACGACATAAATATAATATAAGATATAACACTCTTCTATAAAGATTAAATTTTTGACATAATAGCTTTTATGTTAAAAGCTATTATTGAAGAATTAAGCAAGATAGCACCTTGCTATAGTTTAGAAAGCTTCAATGTTGATAAGGCTATCATAAATCCTTTATTTTTTGTTGTGGATATAAGTGAAACAGAAACTATTGGACGCTTTAGTCATAAAACTTTATTTGTTTATATGTATGCTCCTCTATCAGCTCATTATCTTACAATGGTAGAAAAAAAAGAAATAATAAAACATCTTCATAAAAAAAGACTTTCAAAAAAAGAAGAGGAAGGCGATTTTTGGATAGAATACAAAAGAGCTAGTTTTTCAAAAGTAGATAAAACAGTCAATAAAAGATGTGTGTGTATGGAGTTTTTTATTCCAGCTCTTTAAAAACATAAGGATAATCTACATTGTTATTGGAGTTAAAACTGAAAAAGGCAAAAAAAAAGAGGCACGCACTTGGGAGGGAGCATGCCTCATACATATATGAAACCCCAGTATAACGGGCTTATTTTAATTATCGACAGGGGGCGAAATTCCTTTAGAAAATAATTAAAAAATTTTTAATTATTTTTATATTCCAACTTAAACACTCAAAAAAGATATACTCATCAATGATTTTAAGGGGATTATTCATCAAAAACTAACCATTCCACCTTAAAAAAAGGAGTATTAAACATGATTAAACTAATTCCACAAACAAACAAAAGCTTGTATAAAGAAATCCAGAGTGTAGGTTGTTTTTTTAGAAGCGCGCAAGCCATCGCAGAAATAGAGGCAGAAAAGGCACTTACAACTAGTCAAATTAATTCTATGTGGGAATGGGCAAGCATAAAAGGGATTATAACTTGGGATTGTATAATGAAAGCCTCAGCTCCTATTGCAAATAAAACATTAGAAGTGCTGGGAGTGAAAAATAAAAAGTTTATTGAAATAGCAACAAGTAAAAAAGGAGTGCCAACTTATTATAAAAGCATTACTAAAGAAATGCAAAATCCAAAATATTTTATAAGAAAGATACAAAATCAATTTAATGGAACTCATTTTTTAGTGGTTGATAAAAATGGCATGACTATTTTTGACCCTGATAATTCAGCAGAAGAAGTTTATGAAATATATACTATATGTTATTACGTAAGATTAATTTAAGTTTGAAAAAGGGGGTAATCAAAAATTATTTTGAAAATATACCCTCGCTCCATTCAAGAAGCTCTTCATAACCAATTTTTCAAATGATTATAATGCTATTCAAAAAAACGGGGCTTTTAATAAGCCTATAATAGACCTACCAAAAGCCCCAAAAACCTCGCTAAGAACCCACCAAAACAAGGTTATGCTACAACTTTAATTTCAACACCGCTTATGCCTTCTCTAATAGTTTTTGAAAAACCATTTTTAGCTCTTGCTTGATTTTTTATTAGAATGGAATAAGAAGTGCCAACAACTGCCAAACTAGGCAAAACAAATTCAATACAGCTAGGATCGTTTCTCAAGATATCCGCCTTATCAACAGGAATTTTATTTCCATCTTCTTTTACAAGATAAAGACCTACAGTTGAGTCAGGACCTTCTATGCGAAGTCTTTTACCTTGCAATTTGACAATAGTGCCTTTCTTAACTTCAGTATTGACTTTCTTAGTTTTCATATCTTCAATCAAATTGATTATAGGCACAGAAAGAATAGGGGTTACAGAGCCTGCCTTAATATCCTTCAAATTCAAATTAAGCCCTTTACTAGCTCTAAACTTTACCACAAACTTAGGAACATCTGCAAGACTAGGATTTTCTCCTTTCATACTTCCTTTAGTTCCAACATAAACCGTACCAAGACCCAAAGCCTCAACACTTTTCCCTTCGTGCAATTGCCTCATAGTCTCTTCATGCAAAAGACGAGCAACAAAAGAAATCATACCAGGTTCTACGCCTGAATGACGATCTGCAATCAATGCAGAAAGGTTCGCAATAGTAATTCTTTTTGTTGGAGAGGACACACGTCCAAAACTTGATTTACCCTGCTTATCAAAATGATTTTTGTAAGCATTAATTCTAATATCACTAATAGGCTTTGAATCGCCTTTTTCCAATTGTAATGGCATATAAAACTCCTTTGCCGTATGAGGCATTAAAACCTCGCCGTTATTTTTTTCTTACATAATAAAGTAAGGGCTTATGATTTTATTTTTGTTCCATATCATAAAAGGAATAAGTCCTTAAAAGAAAAACCTTTTATGACGTTTAGTCTTATAAATTAAAGCAAAAGACAAAAAACCTTTTATAAAAATAAATATAGAAAAATCATCAAGTAAAACCACTAGTAAAAATCATTTTGAATACCTCTTTTTTTTCAACCTTGCAAGATTGAAAATGATTTTAGTCCTCAAAAAAGAATTATACAAGTGAAAAAAGATTAATGAAAACAAAAATTAATGATAAGAATTATTTAACTTATCTATATAAATACTGCCTTATATAAGGAGCGAAAAAAAAGAGAGTTTACGATTAATCACCAGTTAATCGTAAACTCAATCATTAAAAATAATGGATATGATGGATATGCTCTAATTATAATGAAAACATTAAATCATTTCAACATGACTAGAATAATCTTGCAAACTAACACCCTTATAAAACATCATAGGTAAATTGCTTTTCTTATTAGCCGAACATGAGGCTTGTAATTCCATAGTTGCAAAAGCTCCCTCTTGTGCATTATCTCCAGGTAACGTCGCTTGGCAAGATGGAAAACAAACTACTTTCACTTTCTCAAAAGAAGAGTCATTGTTTTCTCCTTTTGCAAAAGCTTTAACAAAATAAAAAAATGAAAAAGTTGGAGTTTTTCCTGTATTCTCAACAAAGAACTCGTCCGCTTTTTCATTGTATCTATGACCTGTAATCATCGATAAAATACGTGTATTCTGCCCTGCAAGACTTATAGTCAAATTAAGACCTTTGATTTTGTCGGCTTCTTTTACAACACATCTAATACCACGCCCCGATGTAACGTCAACGCTTTTACCGCTTTCCTTTTCAAAATCACTTTTAACACTCTTTACTTCCTCAGTGAGTGCATAGCCTACAATACCTAGCATTAGAGGCAAAAGACCAGAAAAACCAATAGGAGCATAAAATGGAAGTTTTGAAGAACTATCATATATTTTAATATGCTCAATATCGTTAATCTTATGCACCTCTGCCTTGAGTTCAATCCCTTCATTTTTTAAAGAGGCTACCCCTGTTTTATTAAAAACAGTATTTAGGTCCTTAACAATTTCTGCAACAGTAGCTTTTGACTTATCAGTGCTAGTAGAAACAAAAGTAAAGTTTGCCCTTTTACTTCCATAAATAACACCAACATTCATGTCTTCGTCTTTCAATTTTGTTAAATCGAACGTGTCAGATTTTCCGATAAGTCCGCCTGCATGCTTACGCTCCACGCCTTGATTGTCTACATCTTTCCAATCGTTAGGAGTAGGCATAGTGCCATCTTGATTAAGAAGTGCAAAGCCTGCCGCTCCAACAGAATACAAAAACTCAGTTTCTTTTTTCATATATAACCTCCTTACCTTATATAGTAAAATAAAAAACAAAATTACATTTATTATATTTCTCCGTTTTCATTTTCAAATAACTTAGCCATGTCTTTTTGAAAAACATCCCCTTTCTTTTTTATAGCTTCCTTTTCCTTTCTCTTTTCTTCGTTGAGTTGATTGTTAATTTCAACTGCAATAAGGCAAGCTTCGTCAAACATCAACGCCTCACCACTTTTCATATCTGGAAAATATGATGATGGCTTTTGATGAAAATATTTTGCAATGCGACCTATACGGTCAAAATCTAAGCGTCCTCGTTTTTTTTTACTAGACTAAAGAGTTTTCCAAAATGATAAGATTGTAAGCTAGTTAAAAAATCAAATGGGAAAACATCTTTTATATTCTTTGGAGCATACGATGGCTCAACTGATTTTTTCACTTTAATCACTCCATTATAAAGCTCGTTATATGTAGGTTTGATTAAAGTCTTTTTACAAAGCTCTTCAAAAAACTCCGCCTCTTCTTCTTGCAATTTAGCAATATCAACCTCTTTCATGTTTTCTTGATTAAGCTCGCCCTTTGCTTGCAATAAACTATTAAGATAAGTAAAATAGATATTAGGAAAGCGTCCACAAAAAACTAAATCTAAAGCGTTAATATTGCCAATAACAAACTTTAATTTTTTACCATTCCATAAAAGATTAACTGTGTCAAAAGTGGAATAAGCAAACTGCTCGGCTAAAGGTAGCTCACCATGATTAGATGAAAAATGAGAAAACTCACGACGAATAATAAACCACTGCCTTATACGTTTGAATATATTTTTAATCCATTGAAACATCTAAACCTCATTAATTCTTATGGCTATTTTTAATAGCCTCTATTATTGCTTCTTTTAAGTCTTCATAAAATTGAGGTGCAAAGGCAATTTGTGTTTGCCTCAATATTGCATATTTACCTTTAAACATTTTAGCAGTCTCAAGATAATAGCCATACTCATCACCAGTCGCACCGAATAAGTCTTGCCAAAGTTGAGCATGAGCTTTCCTACCTTCAATCTTAAACTTTCCTCGTAGATTATCTCTTGCATGCCCTGTGATATGTGTCCAAGCATAATGAGTCTTTGCGTGATGCTCCATGTCGGGTGCTGTTTGCATAACCACCTCTTTTACATTTTCTTTAATAAGAGAGTCTAAAAGTTCAAAGTTTTTAATAACACCTTCAAGCCCACGCATGCAATGCCTTTTAATCCACTTTTAACAATTCAACTCTTCCCGATTTTTTATAACACGTTTCCATTGTTTTTTCCCCACCGAAAAAATAAGACTCCACTTCAACAACTCTAAAAACACGCCTATCAAGAAAACCCTCAATCCTTAATATATCATTCTCTTTTATATCTACATCATACTCTAGGGTAATTAAATATTGTATTTTTGATATTTCAATATTAGGCACTAAAGCCTCTTTGTCTTCGTAAACATCAAAAGAAGATAACCGAACTTTTAGATTTTTAATTACATCTTCTTTATATGAAATAATCTGCCCCTCTTCATTCTTAATAGCAACATTTCTAATACGTGTGCAATAAAAAAAATTAATATTGATAATATCTTTTGTGTCCTTTCTAAGCCTATCAAGTTCACTCATTTTTTTCTCCCCAACATTTTGTTGTCTACTGACATTTTGTTTGTCTGGCGAACATTCCGAAAAAAGTAAAACAGACATTTGAAAAAGACACATATAAACCAACATAAAAACAAAAAACCTTTTAATATACAATACAACTCGTTTCATTAACTTCATTCTCCCATTTATATAACTCTTGATATTTTTCTGCTTGCTTTAATGCCATAGCTTGCAGTTCATAAGCATTAAGACGCTCTAATTCTTCATTGCCTGCCTTAATGCTTTTAATATAATTTTCGTTTGTGATAAGACGACCAGCTTTTTTAGTGAATAAAATCCACAATAGTTTATAATCACTATGAGCATGTAGCTTTATATCCTCTTCAAGCTCCTCATCAGTAAAAAGACGCTCAGAATCATCTTCTGATGTGTCTCCTAAAGACCGTCTAACACTTTTTATCTTTTCTTCAATATTCATAAATTAACATTAGTGGTATGTGCAAAAAATGCACATACCAAAAAAAACTAACCCACAATTACTTTGTGGACAGAGCCTTTAACATCTGCAACCACAGCACGGATAAAGAATTGAACCATTTCCAAATTGGAAAGAGTTAAAACGTTTCCTTTTTGTTCTAATTTTGTCAATTCTTGTTTAACCAACGCCTTAAAAGATTTTTTAGGTTCTATGAGGAACACTTCATTATCTTTTGGAGAAGCAAACTCATGTTTAACACCGTTTACCTCACCTGCCCAGCCATCATAAACTACCACTTTTTCAATCATTGCAAGACTGCCAAGCGTCTTACCTTTTTCGGTTTCCCCTTTAACAGCACTCATCACATCTAAAGCAGTTGAAGAATTGCAAAGTGCAATTGTTGGTTTGAAAATATAGCCATGCCTATTACGGCGACTCATAGCGTCTTTTAATCCTTGACGCAAAGAATGATAAACAATTTGTAAAGGCGTACCATCTTTGACTGCTACTTTTTTTGTCTCACTCTTTGTATCATATGTTGCATTTATAATAGGAGCTAAATGTATATGGTCAAGGATAGCCGAGTGTGCATTTCCTAAAGCCTTATTTGCACTTTCAATTTTCCAAGCCTGATTAAAAGCCACCCATTCCTCTGTAACAGAGTACCCTGTTGCCATTGTCTTAAAATGGACAGTGCCTAAATCTTCACACTTAAAGTCTGCCAATGGTACAGACTCTCCGTCTCCTACAATGCCAAAGGCAGTCTGTAAACCTACAATGTCCTTAACTGCCAGACTTTGCGGAAAAGAAGAGTCTTTTATCTCTTCGTAAATTTCTTTATAGAGTGGCGGATGATTTGCCTCTTCTGACGCAATGTCAATAATGGCTTGTTGAATAAGCTCCTTGAGTTCACTAGACCCCATCTCCCCTTTCGGTCTTTGAGAAAGATTTGTAAACATTTCATTTGTAAAAACACGCTCCCCCCCATTCCCTGTAATTTTTAATTTCATCTCTCCACTCAAAGCCCCACCTTGAATAGAGTAGGCTTTTTGAATTATTGGCTTATTCATATAAAGCTCTTTTCGTTTTGCTTCGTAAGATATTAAATCCATAATAATTTCCTCTCCTTAATTCAACTTAAATAAAACCGCTCCGCCTTCCATGCCTAGATAGATACCAACTAAAGTCGCCCCATCTTTTTTACCTGTTAGCTTACCATCATTTTTTACATAAATAAGTTTTCCAGTTTTTGTTGGTAGCTCTGTCTCTTCAAAAAGCGTAGATGAAAAGATTTTTCTATTTGAAATATTAACAAGGTAAACCTCTTCATCTTTTATGTGTTCGGTTGCAATACCTACACAATCCCCAAAAACACAAAGACTAGGCAAAGACTCTCCACCTTGCAGTTGACAATCTGCCTTTCTAACTTTAATCATATCCGCCGTTTCTTTATAAACCGATATATTTCTTTTTGCCATATTATACCCCTTTAAATCTCAAAAACATCTTCAAGATTTGGATTATTGCCTCCCAACATTTCTCCTTTTAAATTGATACTTTCCCCAGAACCTACATTACCCTTAGTTACAAGCTCTTTAAGGGTTTTATCTTCAATCATTTTAGAAACCATTGCGTCAATTTCAGCTTTTGTCATGCCTTGCTTGATTGGAACATACCTATCAATAAGCTCCCCTAACTTTCCCTTTGGCTTTCCATTTTCAAAAAGTCCTTTTTCTGTCAAAACCTCTTCTTTAATGGTTTTGAATTCTCCTTGCAATTTTTCTTCTTCAAACTTTTTTAAAGTTTCACTGGCAAAATCAAAAAGTTTGTCCAATGAATCAAACCCTAACGCTTTTGCTTTCTCAAGAATAGTATTAATTTCTTTTTTTAACACTTCTTTCTCAAGATTATCCGCCTCAACTTCTTCACCTGTAAGTACACTGCACTTCATCTCTCCTGCAAGAGTTTTTAATGAAAGCCTGCCGTCTTTCATTCTACATGTAACCTCTTTTTGAAGAGCCTCATTAGTAACATCTTCAATCTTTAACTTTTCATCTGGCATATTAGCCTCCTTATCATTTATAGGATTATCAATAATCCCATTATCAAACTGATTGTGCATTTCCCCCATAACCAAAGCTATATTGTCTTGACCTGCAGTTAAAGGCGGAACAAAATCAACACTTAAAAGAGAGAAGTCATTTACAACCTCTTTTCCATCAATGCTCCTCTCAGAAGTGGAGTATCCCCAAATTGAAACACTATTAATTTGTTTGTTTCTAAGCCAACGCCTAATGTCTTCATTATTTTTAGAAGCGTCAGGAATAATGCGGTAATAGACAATGCCCTCAATTTCGTTTAATGCAGCACCTATAACCGAGCCTACAATCTTTCTACCTTCCCAACTAACCCTATCCTTATCTTGATGACCATAGCAAACTGGAATAAAAACATCACTAGTCAATATTTGCTTAACAATACTCCTATAAGCGTCTATAGAATAAATGCGACCGTTTTTGCTATCTTTAAACTTTATAGCAAAAACTAAATCAAGCGGAGTCTCCCCTTGAGGGACTTCTTTTAGACGCTCAATAACCTCAAGAGTTGCTATAGGATTAACTGGAATTTTCCAGATGACATTGTCAAACTCTTTAGAAGTCAACATAGTACTTTTAGGTAAACTTAAAATAGTATTTAGTTCCATGAAAAAAGATATTAGCAAAAATAAAACTCTTTTGTTTTATTTTGTAGTTTTTTGTTTATCTTAAAGAGCTTTAACTCTTTTTTTTATAATATAAATTGCTAATTTAAAAAAAAACAACTGGCAAGATAAAATAAACAATGGTATAATAGCTTTTATGAAAAAATATTGTGTGAAAGAACAAATAATAAGCGTAAACACCTTTGACCTATCAGACTATATTATTCATCTTCATCAAAAAAAGAATATTTCCCTTTCGCTTTGCAAACTTCAATCTTTAATATTTCTATATCAAATAGTAAGCAAAACCACACACGTAATTCCTTTTGTTGATGATGAGTTTTGTATAAAAAACAATTTTGTGATTCTAAAAGACATTGAGCATAAATATAGAAAACAAAAAAAAGGAGATATAAGCAAAACACAAAAATACATAAAGCCTGCAACCTTTGCACGTCATGGGAGTGCTTGTAAACTTTTAACTGCGTTCACAGAATATTTTAATAATTATTCTGATAGAATTTTAAAAAAATTAATTAGAAAAACACCTAGCTATTTAAAATACAAAGAGAAAAAAAACATTTATATCAAAATGGAAAAAAAAGATTTTTCCAAGTATTATCCATTAAAGAGATGGGAAGACGCTTATAATATGATTTTGGATATAGATGATAGAGTGCCATTATTCAAGTTATAAAGATGGTAACAAAAGTACTAGGCTTTTAAGAAATGTTTGTGCTAGAATACGAGGTATGAGTGAGAAAGAAAATACAATTACATTAAAGAATGACTATCTCTTTAAACGTCTTTTAGGAGCTGAGGAGAATAAGCCTATCTTACAAAACTTCATTGAATGTGTGCTTAATATTCCCCACGAAGAAATTGAAGGAATTGAATTATTAGACAAAGAACTCAAGAAAGACCAACTAGATGATAAGACAGGAATACTCGATGTCAAGGTAAGACTTAAAGATAAAACTGTTATCGATATTGAAATTCAAGCTTTGTGGGATGATTCCTTTGTTAACCGCACATTGTTTTATTGGGCTAAAATATACATAGAAGAGTTTAAAAGTGGTGAAGATTATATAGAACTACATAAATGTATAACTATAAATATCGTAGGGAAAGGGTTTAATCTTAGTAATAAAGTCCATTCAAAATATATCCTAAAAGAACAAGATTCCAATGAATTACTTACTGATGTAATAGAAATCCATTTTCTTAATTTAGAAAAAGCAAGAGAACTTCGAGATATTAGCAACCCCTTAATTCGATGGTTGCTATTTATTGACACTAATAGCAAGGAGGAGCGTTCTATGCTAGCAAAAAACTCACCAGTATTAAAAATATTAAATGAAAAAGTTGACGTTTTAAATCTCACCCCTACAGAAAAAAAATTATATGAATCTAGAATGATATTAAAAAGTGATATAGTTTCAATATCAAATAGTCAATTTAAAAAAGGACGTGAAGAAGGCTTTTTAACGACTGCTAAACGCATGAAAAAAGCAAACTTTGATGTTTCTGTTATTCAAAAAATAACTGGACTTTCTAAAGAAGAAATTGAAAATATTAAAATGTAATGAATAACAAAAGTCACATACTACTTTCTTCAAATTTTGTCAAGTTCTTGTAAGTGTACCCCCCTTCCCCCTAAAATAAGGTTTTTCCCCATATAAATTGCACACCTTAGCTAACTTCGGGAAAATATGATAAAAATGCTATTTATCATATTTGGAAGATTTTTGTTGCTTAGTCATTTTTTT